AGGACCTCAACCAGGAGACAGCGAAGAAGAAATATTACGGAAGACAACACCAAATGAATTGGGAGTGGATGTTGGTGCAGGTGGTGATCGGAGTGTGATTGCTCAGAGACGAGGTTCAGTAGTTCGTATTAAGCATCGAGGTCATAATCCTGATACAATGCAAACTTGCGGAGAAGTAATTACAGTTCTAGATGAAACAGGAGCCGAACAGGTAAAGATAGATGAGATTGGTATTGGTAAGGGATTAGTTGATCGTGCGAAGGAACTGAATAAACCTGCTATTGGTGTGAATGTTGGTCGAAAAGCTAGGGATTCAAAACATTATTTAAATATTAGAGCCGAAGGATATTGGGGATTACGTGAACGATTTGAACAGGAAGACATTGATTTACCTGAAGATGGTGCAGAAGCTGATGATTTGGCCGCTCAGCTTATTGATATTCGATTTAAACGAACTTCAAAGGGACAAGTACAAATAGAGAGTAAGGATGAAATACGAAGACGTAACAAGGATGGTGCGAGTCCTGATGAGGCTGATGCAGTGATGTTAGCGTTCTTGTATTACGAAGAACCAGTAGTTCAGGTTTGTCAAATAATAGAGTTTTAAATAATGCCTGTTACCACTTGTCGTAGTGATTATATAGATATGTTAACTCGTTGGGAAAAGTGTCGTGATTTCTATGAAGGGGCTGATGCTGTTAAAGCAAAAGGGACTACTTACCTACCAGCTGCAGGGTCTCATGAAGAAGATTCTAAAAAATACAATGCATACAAGACTCGAGCTCTTTTCTTTAATGGAACACGGCGCACCGTTCTTGGACTAGGAGGTGCTGTTTTCCAAAAGTCTCCTTCCGTTGTGGTCCCAGGGCACATGGAAAGTGATATAACTGATATTACCTTGACAGGTGTGTCGTTGGATCTATTTGCGCTTTACAGCACTCGTGAAGTATTGATCACGGGACGCTACGGAATTTTTGTAGATATGGCTGAACGTCCTTATTGGACAGGTTATCAAGCTGAAGCAATTATTTCATGGAATGCAGAACGACGTGATGGAAGAGAAGTTCTTACGAGAGTTATTCTGAGTGAAGTGAGAGAAGTTCCGGATCCAAAAGATATATTTGCTTTTGTTGAAATAGAATGCTTCCGTGTTCTTTCTTTAATAGATAATGTGTACACTCAGACACTTTGGTATAAGACTAGTGATGGGGATTGGGCTCCAGAGGCAGATGTTATTCCACTCCGGCGTGGTGAACCCCTCGATTTTATTCCTTTTACGTTCATGAGTTCCGATAGTGTGTCGTCTAGAATTGAACGTCCGCCTCTTGAAGATGTTGTTGATGTCAATATGTCTCATTATCATAGTATGGCTGATCTAGAGTGGGGTCGCCATTTTGTAGCATTACCTACTCCCTGGGTATCAGGTCTTGTTGGTAAAGACCAAGAAAAACTTGCAATTGGAAGTGGAGTTGCTTGGCAGTTGGCTGAAGGAGGCCGAGCGGGAATGCTCGAGTTTACCGGTCGAGGATTAGGTGCATTAGAAAAGGCGGATGTGCAAAAACGTCACATGATGGCAGCACTTGGAGCACGGCTCTTGGAAGATCAACCTAATCAACCGGAAACTTTAGGAGCGGTTCAAATACGTCATGCTGGGGAACATGCAACTCTTCGTACAATGACTCAGGTTATTGGTCAAGGTTTGACAGCAGCATTAAAGTGGCATGCGTGGTGGACTGGTACAGAGGATTCTCCCCTTGAAGTTGAAGAAGTTTCTATAGCGCTCAACAAGGACTTCATAAATGTCAAGGCGTCATCAGAGGAAATAAAAACGTTACTTCTTGCTTGGCAAGCGGATGCTATTTCATATGAAACATTTTATGAAGGACTGCAAAGTGGTGAATGGGCCCGTCCTGGTGTCACAGTTGAAGAGGAACAGGATGATATTGATAAGAAACTTTCTTTGATACCCGGATCAGAAAAGGAGGAAGAGGAGGAAGAGGAGGAGGAAGAGGAGGAATAATAATGGCGATTATAATCAAAGATGTGACAAAAAGAGTATTAAATCGACAACCTGAATCATATCAAGAAGTTCATAATGTAGCTGATGCAATTGAAATTCGGATGGCAAGAGCTTATGTGAAATCAGTTGAACGATTGCAAGAATCAATTTCAATTGATGAATTGGCATTAGCACTTTCTTTACGAAAAGCAAAATTTGCTATTAAAATGGTCTCAAAAGAAGTTGAAAATGTATTGTTACCAATAGGGACTATTACTAGGGATGCAACATTAAGAGGAGGCCACATAGGGGCCAAAGAGGTGAATAAAAATAATGGCTAAGAAAGCTTCATCTAGAAAGGGACTTCCTAGATCAGGGACGACAGCACGGTATCGAGCAGAAAATGATCTTCAAGCTTTGAAGACGGCAGAGGAAATCCGTACTGATTCGAAAAGATTTTCTTTGGCAAAGAAGGTTGGAGCTGTTGAAGTATCAAATATAAAGAAAGTTTTGACAAAAGGGAAAAATGGTGGTAAGAAAAGTTAGTTCAACACCTGAAAATCCAGCTTTTGTTATTGTGGATTCGGACGGAAAATCAGTTCCGATGAAAAGAACAACGGTAAAAGGTGTTATTTATTATGAGATGTGGTTGAAGAGGAAAAGTGTCAGTAAGAAGAGTTAATGGTTGTTATGATGTATTCTGTTTACCGTCTTGTTGATCCTACGGAACCATGGCATTATCGGTATGTGGGTAAGACGAAAGGAAATCTTGAAAGACGGCTCAATATACATATTAGATATGCCTTGAATGCCTATGCAAATACTACTCACAAAGTGAATTGGTTAAGAACACTTCTCTTTGCAAAACCTTTTCGCTATCCAATAATTGAAGTTATTGAAAGTGTTGATATTGAAAAGGAAGCTTTTGAACTAGAAAAACACTATATTGCAAAGTATCGTGTTGAAGGGTATAAACTTACTAATTCGACAGATGGTGGTGAAGGATCTTCTGGATGGAAACCTTCTGATGAAACACGAGCAAAAATAAGTGTGGTCCGAAAAGGATAGGAACCTTCTGATGAAACACGAGTAAAGATGAGCGCTGCGAAGAAAGGTTTAGCTCCTTGGAACAAGGGATTGAAAAATATTATTTCTGAAGAGACACGTGGGAAAATGAGTGCTGCTGCAAAAGGTAATACAAGTCATTTAGGTAAAAAACATTCTGATGAAGTACGAAGAAAAATGAGTATTTCTCATACAGGAAAAATTAGAGGTAAATATCACAAGAGTGAAAAGAGACTTTGTACTCGATTAGCTGGATTTAAAACTCAATTATTTGAATTGAGTTAAATACATGATTGGTTTTTCTTTTGACGCAAAAAATTTGGAGGCTCAAAGAGTAGCTGCAACACAAGCAGCTAAAATGATAACCATAATCGGTGATGAAACCAAAGCTGATATTAGAATGCTAATAACACGTGCTATTGATAAAGGTATTCCACCATATGAAGCGGCACGAATGATTCGCTCTATGGTAGGAATGACAAGGCCTCAGTCAATAGCAGCAACAAATTATCGTACTAGTCTTATTGATCAGGGTCTTAGCCAAGATCGTGTGAATACAGTAATGGATCGTTACATCAAAAAGAAAATCCGAGAACGTGCTATGATGATCGCTCGGACGGAAACTATGGGCGCATTGAATAAGGGGATATTACAGAGCTGGAAACAAGCTAGTAAAGAGGGATATCTTAATAAGAGTTTTGGAAAAGAAATTATTGTTACTCCGGATGAAAGGCTCTGTTCGTTTTGTGGTCCGTTGGACGGGCAGGTTGTCCCTTTGAATAAGAAATTTAGATCTGTATCCCAAGTTGAATTAGCAGCTGCTCCAAGAAAGAGAATAACAAGAACAGAACAACCAAAACCTTTTCCACAAAAAGCATATAAAGGATTACCCACGAACTGAGAAGAATGAGTTTTGCGAAATTGTAGATAAGAATGGGAAGGTTTTGGTTCGCCATACTTCTGGTAAAAAAGATCAACTCTTTTTTCCTCCGGAAGTACGGAAGCATATAAAAGGGAATGTTTTCACTCATAATCATCCTGATACAAATATTGCTGCCTTATCCGATGGTGATATTTATATGGCAATGGGGAATCAAGTAAAAGAAGTAAGAGCCGTTAGTGTTGCAGGTCAAGTATCAAGGATGTACCCAAAGCCAGGAAAAAAATGGCCAAAGAACAGTATCAAACTTTCCATCAACATGGAGACTTCTATAGACCAAGCTAATAAAAGAATAGATAAAATGATAAAAGAAAAGAAATTAATTATAAGAACTCAACGAGATGAAGACGAAGCAAATCAAGAATGGTATAATATAGCAATGGGATTGTTCGCAAAGAAATCAGGTCTTATTTATGAGAGGTATAGGTAGATGCCTGAAACTTCAGATGGTGGATGGTTACTTGATGATGAAAGAACACCAGAAGCAGCTGAAAGAAGATTAAGAGAAGAACGAAAAAGGCTAGAAGAGGAAGATAAGAAAGATAATGCCTGATATTCAAGCAACCCCTCCGTTTCACCCTATGTGTCGGTGTACAATGGGGATTGCGGTATTACCACCTTCTGCTAAGGCATATGATCGTCCTGTATCACCAATGGAAAAGA